TGGCACGATCGCAACTGCGGTTCTCACTGGTCGTGCGTCGTTCAAGGCAGCTGAGATCATCAACAAAGAGAGGCGCGAGCGTCTGGACGCGTTGAAGTTTCCCGAGACAGAGATAGTCGAGCGGTCAAAAACTGAGAAATTCCAGATGGTCTGGCCTCAGTTCATTCCGCCTGTTGTCGTGGGTGCTGCCACCGTCTCGAGCATCATTCTCGCACACAAGATCACGTCGAAGAAGATCGCAGCAATGACCGTTGCTGTGGCAGCTTCGGATCGAGCTCTAGGGGAATACAAAGAGAAGGTCATCGAGAGACTCGGCCCTCGTCAGGACGAGAAGATCCGCGACGAAGTCGCTCAAGATCGCGTCACCGCCAATCCTCCCAGGTCGGAGGAAGTGATCATGGTGGGAAGCGGTCAGGTTCTCTGCTACGACATGCTCACGGGGAGATATTTCAATAGCACGGTAGAGGACATCAAGCGCGCTGAGAACTCGGTCAACTACGAACTGATCCACTTCATGTCTTGCAGCTTGTCTCATTTCTACGATGAGATCGGCTTGCCACCCACGGCGTACACCGACTCAGTCGGCTGGAACATGAACAACCGGATGGAGGTGAAGTTCTCGACGACGATGACTGAAGATAAGAGGCCGTGCATCGCGATCGATTTCTCTAGACCACCATTGGCGGACTACACCAATCATTGGGAGTAAGCGTGCTCAAGAAGACAATTACGTACGAAGATTTCAACGGAGAGGAGGTCAGTGAGGACTTCTTCTTTCACCTCTCCAAGGCGGAGCTGGTTGAGCTCGAATTGAGCCACGAAGGCGGTTTGTCAGAGTCGTTGCAGAGAATCGTTGCTGCACAAGACGGTAAGAGCATCATCGCCGAGTTCAAGAACATCCTCCTGACTTCCTATGGACAGAAGTCCGCGGATGGTAAGCGATTCATCAAGAACCAACAACTACGCGAGGAGTTCGAGTCGACAGAGGCATATTCAACGCTCTTCATCGAGCTCGTGACGAATGCGGACGCTGCTGTTGAGTTCATCAACGGAGTGATCCCGACCGGAATGGCCGAAGAGGCCGCCAAGGTAGCCGCAGTCGATCTCAAGGTGGTCGAGGAGGTGGCAGTTCTTCCCCAGCCGCCTAAGCCTGATGCAGAAGTTGTGACTCGAGCTCAGGCAGCCCAGATGTCCATCGAGGACTTCAAGATATTCAGTGAACGTCTGGCACGTGGAGAAGTGACTCTCGCAGAGTAAACCTGTCGTATAATGAAACCCTACTACTAGGAGACATTATTTATGCTTACTGCTTATCTCCCAGCTGCGAAGTTGGCGACTCAGTTCGTCGCAGGCGTTGGTGTTGGTAAGATTGTCGCGGGCATCATCAAGAACAATGTTCCTGTCATCACTACGGTCGAGAAGGTCGTGGTGGGCACCGGGAGCTTCGTGCTTGGATCGATGCTCGTCGAACAGACGTCAAACCACATCGAGAAGATGACAAACGAGTTGGCAAAGCCGTTGTTGGAAAAGCTGTCTGGTAATAACGAAACCGAGCAGTAGAAGTTGAAGCTAAGGGCCCAAAACTGGGTCTTTAGCTTTTCGTTTTTTCTAGATGAAGGATGTGGATGGACACTCCTGATTTTCCTCCCAACAGCGAAAGAAGTAAAAAAGGTGTTCCGGACGGTAAAAACATTAGCCCTGTTATTACAGGTACTGCGGTTCGGCGGAGAAAGTCGCTTCGCAAGCAGTTTAAAGAAACGTTTGTTGCTGGTGATGCTAAGACTGCTGTTTCGTACGTACTTTTTGAAGTACTACTACCCGCTGCGAAAGACATGGTCGTTGAGGCGGGTTCTCAAGGCATCGAAAAACTGATCTTTGGCGAATCCCGTCGAAGATCGTTGACACGTCCACCATCAGGACCCACGGGCCATATTAGTTACAATCGTTACTCCTCGGGTAGTAGACTCACTGGTCCCGAGAGAGCAATTAGTCGAACGGCTCGAGCTCGACACAATTTCGATGAGATTGTGCTGGATCAACGTGCAGAAGCCGAGGAAGTAATCGACCGACTATTTGACGTGGTGAGTCGATATGGATCAGCATCAGTTGCAGACCTCTACGAGCTCGTCGGCCTTGACTCTACTCATACCGATCATAAGTGGGGTTGGGAAGAGCTTACAGGTGCCGGGGTTTCTCGCATCCGCGGTGGTTATCTACTGGATCTTCCGGAACCAGAACCGCTCGGAGAATAAAAATCCCGTAGAACAGTTGACCTTATTCAAGGAGTCATAATGAAGTTCGTTCCTGAGGCGGTACAGCAGCAAATCGCCCGAAACGCTCTGCATATTCAGAAGGCGTCTCCGCAACTTCTTCTAGGGGCTGGGATTGTCGGAATGGTGGGAAGCACTGTCCTTGCGTGCCGTGCCACCCTGAGGGCAGATGAAGTTCTGAGTGATGCAAAGAGCAAGCTCGACACAGCCAAGTCTCTCAAGCATCGGGAGTATAGCGAAAAAGATCGATCACGTGATGTTTCACTCATTTACTTCCAGAGTGGCGTGAGAGTCATGCGGCTCTATGCTCCGGCAATCGTTGTGGGTGGTCTCTCGATTTATCTTCTGAGAACATCCAACGGGATCCTGACGAGGCGAAATGTTGCGTTGACCGCAGCATACGGAGCTCTCGAGAAGGGATTCAACGAGTACAGAGGTCGTGTGGTCGAGAAGTACGGCGAGGACGAGGATCGAAACCTCCGGTACGGTACTCAGGAAGTCGAGATCATCGATCCGAAGACGAAGAAGACGAAGACGGTTACTCGTGTGAGTCAGAACGATCCGTCGATCTATGCTCGGTTCTTCGATTCACTGTCACCTTCGTGGAACAAGGAGCCCGAGTATAATCTCGTCTTCCTCAAGTGTCAGCAGAATTACGCAAACGATCTTCTGAAAGCACGTGGCCATGTGTTTCTGAACGATGTCTACGACATGCTCGGTATTCCGCGATCCAAGGCGGGAGCTGTTGTAGGCTGGATTCTTTCTCAGAATGGAGACAACTTCATCAATTTCGGCGTCTTTGATGGAAGCCAAGAAGTTATCCGAGATTTCGTTAATGGTATAGAGGGCGCAATCTTGCTCGATTTCAATGTCGACGGCGTCATCTACGATAAGCTCGACGAATAGGAGAAGACATGGCTGTTGATGTTGTTGTGGATGAAGTCGCAGATAATCTCGAAGAGCTAGCTGCGGTGACCCGGCGTATCAATACAAAATCTGTAGGACTCTTTGTAGGAGGAGCGGCTGTTGGCCTCGCTATCGGAATTGTCGTTGGCTATAAGCTCAATAAGGAAAAGATCAAGGCTGAAGCCTTCAAGCAGAGCGAAGAGGAAGTCGCCAAGATTCGAGAGGTCTATCAGCAGAAAGAGACGGCTCGACAAGAAAAGCCGTCAGTCGCTGAGATAGTTGAGAAGAAAGGCTATGGCCTAGAAATCAAAATGCCAGTAGAAGAAGTTGACGAAGTTGTCATGATTCGGCCTTTGCCTGCTCCGGTTCCTGGCATCGTCGAGCCGATACCTGGTACTGCGACTCCGGCCTGGGATTATCGACGAGAGCTGCGGCATAGGGAATCGTTGGATGAGGGTGAGCCCTATGTCATTCATCAGGAAGAGTTCATGGGTAAGGAGAAGGGATATTCTCAGGTGACGTATACGTATTACGCCATCGATGATGTCCTTGTGGACGAAGAGAACGATCACCCTCTTCCTCATGCAGATATTGTTGTTGGTCTGGATAATCTCCAATTCGGGCATGGTACGGACGATGACAATGTTGTGTTCGTTCGCAACGACAAGCTCGAAATTGATATGGAAATCTGTCGACTCAACAAAAGCTTCGAAGAGGAAGTTCTAGGTATTGAACCGCATGACACAGACACCCCTACAGACGATTGACTACGACTACTATAACTGGCTAGTTTCACACGTTCATATTCCAAACGGGAAGAACTACTCCGGCTTGTTCGAAGTGATGCACAACACAGAGTTTCATTGGACTGTGCCGAACGACGACAATCGTATTCAGGATGCGATAGACTTGCGCTCTGAATTTCTGCACGGTCGTAAAAAGACTCTGAACCTCGAAGGGGCTACACTTCTCGAAGTTCTTGTGAGCCTTAGTCAGAGAGTAGCATTCACCGCCGGTGTAATTTCACCGAAGAAGTGGGCGTGGAAGCTTCTCAAGAATCTTCGATTGACTGACAAATCCGATCCATTGACGGAGGACGATATCAATCGAATCAACGACGTCCTTGATGCTCTCGTCTGGAGAACGTATCGTCAGGACGGTCGTGGAGGGTTCTTCCCACTGAAAAGTCCAGAAGAAGACCAAACCAAAGTGGAAATCTGGTATCAGATGAATAAGTATGTGATGGAGATGACCGATATTTAGAGGGAGGTTTGATGGATTTTTATCAGATCCTCTCTAAAGAGACGAAAGATAAATCCGGTATGGAGTTGTATCCGGATTTTATTGTCGGGCGCTCTCAGGATCTGATGGTTCAAGGACGAACCTTTTACGCAATTTGGGATGAAGAAAAAGGTCTTTGGTCTCGAGACGAATATGATGTTCAACGGCTTGTAGATGAGCATTTGAATGCCGAAGCGGATAGGCTGCGCAGAGAAACAGGAATGAACTATACGGTGCGGTCTATGCGTTCGTTTAGAAGTAATGCTTGGAGTCAATTCAGGAAGTTCCTGGCGAATATCAGCGACAACAGTCATCGTCTCGATTCTAAGATCTTGTTTGCCAACTCGGAGATCAAGAAAACCGACTACGCAAGCAAGTATTTGAGCTATCCTCTCGAAAGCGGTGACATTTCAGCCTGGGACGAACTGGTAGGAACGTTATATTCCGTAGAAGAAAGGGCCAAAATAGAATGGGCTATTGGATCGATTGTCGCCGGAGACTCGAAAAAGCTGCAAAAGTTCTTTGTTTTCTATGGCCCAGCCGGATCTGGTAAGTCCACAATCCTCAATATCCTACATAAGCTGTTCGACGGGTATACAACTACCTTCGACGGCAAAGCCCTTGGACGTTCAGATAGTTCGTTTTCTACAGAAGCATTCAAGAACAATCCTCTGGTTGCCATCCAGCACGATGGTGATTTGTCAAGACTAGAGGACAACACTCGGCTTAACTCGATTGTCTCGCACGAGCTGATGCAGATGAACGAGAAGTACAAGCCGAGCTACACAGCGAGATCCGAAGCTCTACTGTTCATCGGCTCAAATCAACCTGTCAAAATTACCGACGCTAAGTCAGGGATCATTCGCCGACTAATCGATATTCATCCGACCGGTGTTAGAATTCCTGTCAGACATTACAACACGTTGGTCAGTCAGATTGATTTTGAACTCGGAGCTATCGCGTCTCACTGTCTCCAAGTATATTTGGAGATGGGTAAGAACTACTACAACGGGTATCGCCCGTTAGAAATGATGCTTCAGACAGACATATTCTTCAACTTCATCGAAGCGTATTACGACGTATTCAAGAGTCAAGATCGTGTCACCCTGAAGCAAGCATACGAGCTCTACAAGGAATTCTGTTCCGACAGTGGAATCGATCGTCCACTTCCACAGTACAAAGTTCGTGAAGAGCTGCGTAATTACTTTGACGAATTCAAAGATCGAGGTGAAGTAGACGGTGAGAGGGTTCGTAGCTTATATTTGGGCTTCAATGCGGAAAAGTTCAAGATGCCGAAAGAGAGTGATGCTGATCAGCCTGCATTCTCGCTTGTTATGGACGAGCGCCAAAGTCTCTTGGATGATTATCTCGCAGATCAGCCCGCGCAAGAGGCAAACGAAGATGGAACGCCTGCTAAAAAGTGGCGGCAAGTAAAGACCAAGCTTTCAGATATTGACACGTCCAAATTGCACTTCGTCAAGGTGCCTGATAAACACATCGTGATCGACTTCGATTTGAAGAACCAAAAAGGCGATACGAGCCTCGAGAGAAATCTGGAAGCTGCGAGCAAATGGCCTGCCACTTACGCGGAGCTCAGCAAGTCGAAAAAAGGCGTTCACCTCCACTACGAATACAGCGGAAATCCTCACGAACTCGCCCCTGTATATTCCGAAGGTATCGAGATCAAGGTGTATACTGGGGATTCATCGTTACGCCGACTGGTAACTCGCTGCAATTCCGTACCGGTAGCGAAGATACACAGTGGGCTTCCGCTCAAACAGAAGAAGGAGAAGATGCTTAAGGCTAAAACTATCTCAACGGAAAAAGGCCTTAGGGATCTGATCGAACGCAATCTAAAGAAAGAGATTCACCCAGGGACCAAGCCGTCTATCGACTTCATAGCTCATATTCTCGAGGAAGCACACGAGGATGGGTTGCGATACGACGTGACGGACCTGAGACCACGGATTCTTGCTTTTGCCAACAACAGCACGAATCAGGCATCACAATGTTTGAAGACTGTCCAGACGATGATCTTCAAGTCCGACTCCGAGCTGGGTTCGGACGCTGTGGTGGAGATAAACGACCCACGCATGGTTATATTTGACATCGAGGTCTATCCAAACCTCTTTGTCGTCTGCTGGAAATTCCGTGGGGATGATACGGTTGTTCGGATGATCAATCCTTCGAGAGAAGAGATCGAGAATCTGATCAAGATGAAGCTGGTCGGCTTCTATAACCGACGATTCGATAATCATATTCTCTATGCGGCACTCTTAGGGTATAGCGTCGAGCAACTGTATGCTCTTACTAGGAAGATTGTCATAGACAATAATAGGAACGCCTTCTTTGCTCAAGCATACAATCTCTCTTATGCCGACGTTTGGGACTTCAGCTCTATCAAACAGAGCCTGAAAAAATTCGAAATCGATCTGGGCATCCATCATATGGAGTTGGACTTCCCCTTGGATGAGCCCGTAGACGAACAAGACTGGCCACGAGTTGTCGAGTACTGCGTCAACGATGTTCTAGCGACGGAAGCTGTGCTTGAAGATCGTTGGGAAGACTTCGTGGCACGTCAGATCATGGCTGAACTCAGTGGTCTGACCGTCAACGATACCACTCAGAGACATGCAGCGAAGATCATATTTGGCGATGATAAGAATCCGGACAAATTTTTCGTATATACGGATCTAAGTGAGGAATTCAATGGCTATACATTTGACGCTGGTAAAAGTTGGTATCGCGGAGAAGACCCTGGTGAAGGCGGATACGTCTACGCAGAACCAGGTATCTACAAAAAAGTTGCTCTTCTTGATATTGCTTCCATGCATCCTACGTCAATTGAGATCTTAAATCTCTTTGGGAAGTACACATCCAAGTTCACAGAACTCAAGGAAGCCCGGGTAGCAATCAAAAGGCGTAAGTTCGATACTGTCAGGAAGATGTTCAGTGGTCGTTTAACCCCCTATCTCGAAAATGAAGATGGAGCAGACAAGCTAGCGTATGCGTTGAAGATTGTCATCAATATCGTTTACGGACTTACCTCGGCGAAGTTTCCGAATCCGTTCCGTGACAATCGTAATAAAGACAACATTGTTGCTAAGCGTGGTGCTCTCTATATGATCGATTTGAAGAACGACCTAATCGAAGCCGGAATTCCTGTCATACACATCAAAACGGATTCCGTAAAAATCCCCGGGGCGACAAAACGCTCAATTGATTTCGTAACGCAACACGGGAAGCGTTACGGCTATGATTTCGAACATGAGGTGACATATGACAAGCTATGCCTGGTTAATGACGCAGTATATATTGCACGAAAAGGTGATTCCTGGACTGCAGTGGGTTCCCAATTTCAGCATCCTTACATATTTAAAAGCCTCTTCTCGGGTGAGAAGCTTGGCTTCGACGATTTCTGCGAAAGTCGGAGCGTAATCCAAGGCACGATGTACCTAGATAGAGAGGAACATGAGAAGGATGAAGCGCTTGATCATCACAATATGCGTCATGTTGGGCGTACTGGCCGTTTTGTACCGGTTCTCGAAGGTGGAGGTACGCTTCTTCGAGTTAAAGAGGACCGATACTACGCCGTAACCGGCACGAAGGGCCATAAGTGGATTGAGGCTGAGATCGCTCAATCCATGCCAGACCTCAAAATCGACATGACATATTTTGAGAAGCTAAAAGCCGAAGCAATCAAAACTATTGAACAATTCGGTTCTTTCCAGGAATTTGTCAGTTAGGAGAAATCATGGCGCAGAAAGACAACACTGTGTTGATGGAAGGAGTTCGGATCATCTTCCGCAACTTTGCTGGCAAAGAAGGCCAGTACAACCGCGAAGGTGATCGGAATTTCGCCGTCCTCCTTGATGAGAAATCTGCTGCGGCGATGGCCGAGGACAATTGGAACGTCAAGTGGCTGAGACCTCGTACGGAAGAGGAGGGCGAGGAGCCTCAGGCATATTTGCCCATCTCGGTCAACTTCAAAGGTCGTCCGCCCCGAATTGTACTTATTACGTCCCGCGGTCGTACTAACCTCGACGAAAGCCAAGTTGAGACGCTCGATTGGGTCGATATTCTGAACGTTGATCTCATTGTTCGTCCTTACGAATGGACGGTCAACGGGAAGAGCGGAGTCAAGGCATATCTTCAGAGCATTTATGTGACCATTGAGGAAGATCCTCTGGAGCTCAAGTATTCGGAAGTCGAACCTTCGTGATCGAGATCGTTGTAACAATTATCGTGACCAGCATTATCGTTCTCCTTAGCGTGCTATTTGGATATGCCCTCGGGATAACCCGCTACCGAAATGAATAGGACTTTAATGGAAAACATGAGTGTTACGACGAAGTACGTTCGTAAGCCGCTGTTCGTTGATGCTGTTCAAGTGACTGAGCAGAATTTCGCCGACATTGCCCGATGGTGCTTCGGTGAGATTGGCAATATTGACGAGTCCCCAGTCGATAGATCGGCCGACATCCAGCCTACGAAGCAGTATATTCATGTTCGTGTTCACAACCCCAAGAACCCCCGACAGACAAAAGCTTTTGTTGGTGATTGGATCCTATATACGGAGCGGGGATACAAGGTTTACACGACTAAGGCGTTCCAGGCGAACTTCGACCTGGTCGAGGAGCCCAAGTAAGCGAATAACGAGAGGAGGTGAACTCTAATTGTCCGAGCCGATTTCGTTCGTGAAGGCTTGTCAGGACTTCTTCATGAAGCCTCCTTTCGGCAAGAAGGTCGAGATCTCCGAGTTCAAGGAACTCACCCAGCAGGACAAGATCGACCTGCGGGAGATGCTGATCGGGGAGGGATACAACGTCATCGAGTTGTCGACCCCGGTCGCGACCTAACGTAGTGGCTCACGGAGCGGGACAAGTAGTCTGGTCACGGCTGCTTGTTAAGGCAAACGTGAGAGGATGTGGTAGGCCGTCATGGAACCGCTCGAACGCACTCGGCTACGCGATATCCTCCCCCCAGGGCCTCGAGTAAGGGCAATAGTTGTCCTTCGACCCTCTGCCTCCCCCTAGAGGGGAGTGTCGTCAAGGCAGCTTGAGGCCCACTTATATCTAGGAGATACCTCTATGCCCCCGCGTCACGTTGAAGTTATTCATCGAAGACGACTGAAGCAGAAGTGGTATGCGAGATTTATTGCTGATAATGGACTAGTTCTGGCGCGGACTGAGCATTACAACAATCTTGGAGACGTTATTACGATGCTCGAGGAGTATTTCCCAGATTGGTCTGTGGAAGTTATCTCGTAAACTAACAAGGAGATTTATCTTGTTGCGTACAGTGACGATACTAACGGTCCTTAGTCTTCTCTTCATTGGGACCGGACAAGCGGCACTCAAGGACGATAGAATCCCGAGACAGCAAGCTACGGCCAAAAGCATCATTTGCAAAGTCTTTGGGCCCCATTGCCGGGAAGCACTGAGAGTCTCATGGTGCGAGAGTCACTGGTATATTTGGGCCCAGAACGGCCAGTATTTGGGACTGTTTCAAATGGGTTCGTACGCACGCGCAAGATACGGACATGGTAGTGGCGCCTGGAAACAGGCTAAGTCTGCGTATCGATATTTCGTTGACAGTGGAAGAGACTGGAGTCCCTGGTCCTGTAAGCCATAGAGGAGTAGAAAGAAGAAGTAATGGCACTAAAACACCCACAACTCATCGAGGCTCTCGGTAAGGTCATTGCCTCCAAGCCTTATGCACCGATCAAGCTTGTATATCGTCAGGACCACAACAAACTCCTCGAGGAGATGAAGGGCAATCATCGTCCGCAGGCAGGGAGCATCTTCTATCGCGGACTAATAGATATTGCTCGCTTCGCCTATGAAGCGGGGTCTGTAGGTCCAGTTCCTCCCAAGCCAACTCCGGTTCCACCGGCATATGTCAAGGTCGCTCCTAGAGCAACCAACCCAGAAGGTGGCTCAAACGTCCAGTACTGTATGTACAACGAGGACGGAAGCCTCCGACCCGGAGTAACCGATCACGGCAACGACAATTTCTCCGATGAGTCTGGTGCGACATATCACGAGGGACTACAGACATCCAGTATCCGTGACGAAACCTACGTCGTTACTGGTCTACCTGGTTCTCGAAGCATGGATGGCCGTTCGCCCTGTCAGTGCTTGAAGGACGCAGGCTATCCTGGCGATCCTACGAAGAACACAGGAGCCTGGCATATTTAAGGATCCCTGAGGGTCTTTACGGCACTCTACCTCAGGGTCAGGGCGGGGATCCCTTTGCGGTTGGGGGTCTCCGCCCGTCTTACTTACAGTTAATTTTTTGAAAGGAGTAGGCCGTATGACTTGGGATGGCTACGTAGGGTTTGTCTGCATCGCGGCCGCAACGATAATGGTGATAGCGTTCTCCGTCTGGGTTCTGGTGTTCATCACGTGAATCTGCAGCCACATCAGAAAGCCGCCCTTACACAGCTCAGTGACGGCAAGATCCTATGGGGCGCAGTTGGATCAGGGAAATCTAGGGTCGCTGTCGCATATTATGAGCAGGAGCATAGAGAGCGAGACGTTTATGTTGTCACGACTGCTAAAAAGCGCGATAGTAAAGATTGGGAAGGTGAATTCGCACGAATTGTCGTGGGTAAGCACGCTGATGCTACTCTGCATGGCATTCTCACTGTGGATAGCTGGAATAATATTGATAAGTACCGGGAAGTAGAAGATGCATTTTTCATTTTCGACGAACAGCGACTGGTTGGTAGTGGTGCTTGGGTCAAGGCGTTTCTCAAGATCGCACGAAACAACAAGTGGATTCTATTGTCCGCCACTCCTGGGGATACATGGCTGGACTACATTCCTGTTTTCGTCGCCAACGGGTTTTATCGCAACCGTACGGAGTTCAAACACGAGCACGTCGTCTATGCTCCCTTCACAAAATTTCCGAAGGTGGAGCGGTATCTGAACGTAGGGAAGCTGAACCGGAATCGGAATCGCATTCTCGTGCACATGCGCTACAACAACGAGACGATCCGGCATTCCAGATCTCTGCAGACTGAGTACAACAAGGAACTCTATGACAGCGTCGTCAAGAACAGATGGCATCTTTACCAGAACAGACCTATCAAAGATATAGCAGAGCTTTTCGGAGTTCTCCGAAGGGTGGTTAACAGCGATGCTTCACGCGTCCGAGCAATCGAAGATCTGCTCACAAAGCATCCGAAAATGGTCGTGTTCTACAATTTTAATTACGAATTGGACATCCTTAAGCGTCTGGACAAGGACGTTACAGTCGCAGAATGGAACGGACATCGTCATGAGGAGATACCCACCACCGATTCCTGGCTCTATCTGGTACAATACGTGGCTGGCTCCGAAGGTTGGAACTGTGTTGAGACGGATACGGTCGTTTTTTACTCTTTGACCTATTCGTACAAGAACTGGGAGCAAGCGCACGGACGGATTGATAGGCTAAATAGCCCATTTTTGGATCTGTTTTATTACACACTACGCTCAAAAGCGGGTATAGACGTGGCAATTTCACGTGCTCTAAAATCGAAGAAAAACTTCAATATTTCGTCCGAAATTCCGTTCTAAAAAAATACGGGCAAAAATGGCCACAACGAAATCCCTGCAAATCCTAAGTTTCCTTAGATATTAAGCCCACCCAAATCTGCTCTTAAAACTCTACTGTACGCGGGGACTTAATAAGTAATATATATTAGATACTAACATGCGTTTTTATAGAAAGTTTTTCCTTCAAGTATTTTTGGGCAAACTCGTACAAAGGAGAAAAGATCAGAACCACCCACAAGGCAGCGCTTTGCCCAAGGCCTTATAAAAGATTGGGAGCTTTCATGCTCGAAAATTGGAGAACCATTGAAAATTTCCCAGAATACGCCGTCAGTGACCATGGAAGAGTTCGTTCTAACAAGTCTGGGAGAATCTTATCGTTAAACGACAACCAATTCGGTGTTGTTCAAGTGGGACTGATGAGAGACGGAGTTCAATATCATCGCTCAGTACCTCTATTGGTCGCCAAAGCCTTCATACCGATTCCTGGCATCCCATTTGACACACCCATCAATCTAGACGGGGATAGGCATAACAATCGCGTAGAGAACCTTACATGGCGTCCTAGGTGGTTTGCTATCCGATACAACCAACAGTTCCGTCGTCCTTACGAGAATCCTATCGATGCGAGAATTATCGATTTGAAAACGAAGGAAGTGAGTGAGAACTCATTCGAGTGCGCTTGTCGCTATGGCCTTCTCGAGCGGGACCTCGTTCTTTCCATTTTGAATCGCACCTACGTGTGGCCCACCTATCAAGAGTTCGGCATTCTAGAATAGGAGACTGATATGGCTGAAAGTGCGAAAGCTCCGGCAGTGTATAGAGATCCTGTCCCTGGTCGTGGATCGATCGAACTTCGTCGTACAGCAGCGGGCGTATATTCGTGGGTGATCACCATTTGGACCGATGCGATCGTGACAGATGCTCACCTGATTGGCATGGTGGATTCAGTAGAGCGTGTGGACAAGGAGTTGCACGCGAGATATCCTTCATCGGGGGACGAATAATCAAAATAGATATTATTTAGCGTTCAAATCGCAGAATATAATAGAGGAGATAAGGATACCTCTCCTCATTTTTTTTCATTTATTTATTCGCGAAGCATGAAAGGAGGGGCATGGCTGGTAAAATCAATCTGTTACCTGAAAGTTTAGACCTTAGCTTGTATGCCGGTGATGGGGTCAGCTTTCGTATGATCATTACTAATGGGAGCTCTGCTCCTCTTGATGTTTCTGGATCGGTAAAAGCACAGATTCGATTGAAGAGACTTGATCCAGATCCGCCAGTTGCTGAATTTACAGTAAGTATGGTGGACGCCTATCAAGGAATTATTCGTCTTTCGCTGACTGGAGAGCAGACAGCAGATCTATCTCAACACGAGTCGGCTAACTCAGGAAAATTTGTTGGAGAATGGGATGTGCAATGGTCTCCATCACAAGCCGAACCTCGAACCCTGATGCAAGGCAAAGTGGAGTGTTCTGCTGATGTCACAAGATGAGCTAACCGTAACCATTGAGCTTCCTGATGTTGAAGTTTCTGTTGAAGAAATTCAAGATATAGAAACTTCTGTTGAGATAAACCCTGATGTTATTGTTGTGGTTGCGGGTAACCTCGGTCCTCCAGGTATACAAGGCCCTCCGGGTGTGGGTACGTTTCGGACTGGACGTACGTGGGCTATTGCCGGAGATCTCGCACAAGCTCCTCCGGTAATTCCACCGATTTTCATTCCTGAGGCGACTGGCGAAAACACAACACTAATTTCGATGCGAGCAGCATTACTCTCTGGAACATCTGTGATGATTCAGATGCAGAAGAATGGCGCGGATATTGGTGCGCCTTTCGTGGTGACAACGACCCCTGTATCGATTCAATTTTCAGAATCGATTGTTGATCTTGACATGCTTGGATGGACTCGATCTTCTCTTGTAGGTAATCCGTCCGGACTTTCGTTGACTGCCATTTTTGAACACATCGCTTAGGGAGGAAACGTGAAAGATACGATGAAGATCGAAGACAAGCTCGAGTTCTCATTTGACCGAGGATTGCCGGTAGAGGAGATTCTACACATTCGAGGCCACGTAGAATTTGAGCTTCGTGATGCGAACGGCGAGTTGAAGGAACGGTGGGAGCTTGACAACACCGTAACAACTGCCGGAAAGAATGGGCTTGCTGATCAGATCCTTGCGGCTCCCACTCTTGCGAAGCCGACACACATGGCGATTGGTACTGGTTCGCCTTCGGCCACCGCACTTGGTGTGGAACTTGATCGTAATGCACTTGCGAACAAGACGCGATCGGGTGCGGTTATTACATTTACCGCAACTTGGGCTGCGGGAGACGGTACAGGTACGCTCACTGAAGCAGGAGTGTTCGACGCGGCTTCAGGTGGAAACATGTGGTGTTCAACCTCGTTCGCCGCCAAACCAAAGGCCGCTGGCGATACTCTCTCGGCGACCTGGACATTTACGGTCGGATAAAATCATGAATAAGCTGCGTCTCCACCGAAAAGTTTGGCTCGCCTGGGGTCGCTGGTGGGCGATGCAGCTCGCTCCTGAGTGGATGCAACTCGGCATCCACGTGGAGTTACGCCGCCCGCTAGTCGACCTGTATATCGGGCCACTTACACTCTCATTTGGAAATCATCCGGCACTGACCGATCCACGCACGGCACAGCGTCATTCCTGCCGTGGTTTGTTCGTTGGTAACTATCCGGACGAGGCGGTGTTTTAGATGGCGACAGCGACTGGATTCCTGTTGCCACGGTCGTTCACCAGCGACGTGCTCTCGGGCACTTCCTGGTCGAACGCGATCGCGTGTACTGCCGATGACGACACCGAGGTTATCGAGGCAGTTACTGCTAAGAACACTCCGGGAACGGGATCGTTGACGACTGGCTGGTTCAAGGTTGGTCAGTATGGTTTCGACTCATTGATTCCAGCAAACGCAATCATCCTCAAGGTCGAGATTCAGATTCGCTCCCGAATGAACTCGACCGGTGGTGTCGGTAACCGAGAGACGGCGTGGGCGCTAAGCGGAACTCGCGGCACGAATGTCCACACGTCGACAACCGAGCCGACTGTCCTTGAGACCATTACGTACGATGTTACCTCAGAACGGGCTTGGACGCAAGCCGATTTGCTCGATGCAGTTTTTCAAGTCCATTGGCGCGGTCGTAACGGCAACTCGACAAATGATCCAAGCTACCGCCTTGCCGGAGTGAAGGTGCAAGTTACCTGGGATCTTCCCCCCGATCCTCCGCAGTGGGAAGACTCGATCGACGATTTCAATCGTGCTGACGACCTCGTGGAAGCGGGAGCTGGATCCACGATCTGGCAGCCTAACGGCTTCGATCAGTATGTGCAGGATGCGAGGGTTATCTCTAATCAGCTCGGGCTCTCCGCGGTGCAGACCACGCGCCTCTATACCAAAGCTATATTCGCCGCCGACTTCGACTTGATATGGGACATCCCGGCTATTGGGTCGAGCTTTAGCTTCAATATCGCCTTCGCGATCCAGGGTGCGGGCACCGCGACCTTCGACTGTTACGCGGTCGAGTTCACGATGGGCATCGGCATTGCGCCGTATTTCCGTAAGTATGTCGACGGCGTGATGTCCACTCCGGCCGTTATCTACTCCGCCCCGTGTGGCGTCGTCGCTGGCGATTCGGTGTGGGTTGCTAGACGTGGGACAAGAGTTACCGCGTATCGAAAGCCTTCGGGTGGTCAGTGGACGAAGTACCTTGAGGCGGAGGCGCCCGACTACATATCCGGCCCCGTCGGGCTGTCCTGGTCGAACACCTCGGTCCGCTACGACAACTTCCGTGGTGGACCACTCGGTCCGTCGATCCTCGCATCTGATTCGGTCACTCTCTCTGACAGCGTTTCATGGGTCCAGACATTTGATATTCCACTTGTCGCTAGTGACACGGTTACACTCTCGGATGATCTTGTCCTGGCCGATTTTACACCGACTGCAATTGCCAATTGTGTAGGTTGGTTCGATGCCTCGCAACTTGGGATTGCGGATGGTGCAGCTGTTTCTGCGTGGCCAAATCTCGCTCCCGGAGGGTTTGCACTCACTCTACAAGGGGCCGCTCCTGTCGCGCGTGGTCCCGAGTTTGGAATCAACGGTCGACCGATCGTTCGCTTCGCTGGCACGACCAGCGGCTTTTACAGCCCCTCCTCGGGGGTCGGCTCGGAGTTTACGGTTGTCTACGTCGGGCGAATGTATGGGACTACGAAGGGCCGCGTGCTCGGAGCATATTACGCTGGCGGTGTTAACAACTTCCTGATTGGGTGGCATGGCGGCGACTGGGATGTTGCCTACATGGAGGGCTGGCTCGATGGATTCAGCGGCCCAAATCCGACGGGAACGACGCCGAAGCTTTACTCTGCTGACGGTACTGGTGCTTTCGCGGGTCGCCTATTTGCCAATGGCACACAGATCAGAGGGCCGAGCGGCGGCACAAGGGGATTCAATAATACGTTCGGTCTGAGCGGCGCGATCTTCAACCTTCAGGGTAGCGACGTTGACATCGCCGAGATCGCGATCTACAACCGAAAACTAACCGATCCCGAACGCCAGCAGGTTGAAGAGTTTCTGCGAGCGAAATGGTTAACGGCGGGTGCAGCGCTTACGATTACACCGGCCGATTCGGTTACAACGAGTGATTCTCCGTCGTTCGTACAAGATCAGACGCTTGTATCCGCCGACGCTGTTACTCTTTCGGATATTCCTACATTAGCACAAGATTCTGTGCTTAATCCGACAGATTCGGTTACAACCAACGATTCGAGCATATTTGTTGCTGATCTCGGTCTCTTTATAACGGAAGATGTTGTTCTTACCGACAATGCGGTTTGGGCGCAGACGTTCGCATTGCTTCTCGATGTAAGCGATTCGATCACCGTAACAGATTTCGCGAATCTTCTATTTGACTTTGTCTCCAGCTTTAGTGATGCGGTCGTTCTTACAGATATGATGGAGATTCAGGTCGGTCTATATTTCATGTCCGTGGTTGTTCTTTCGGATGAGGTAACCTGGGAACAGACGACTCCACAAGTTGTCGTCACTGTTATTTGAGCATGGTGATATATGACTGAAGGTAAATACCAAGCCAAGATTATCAGGAAACTCGAAGGAATGTTTCCTGGTTGTGTCGTTTTGAAAAACGATAGCCAGTATCGTCAAGGGATGTTGGACCTCACTCTTCTTTGGGAACTTCATTGGGCAGCACTTGAAGTTAAGATCTCAAAGGATGCGAGTACACAACCTAATCAAGATTATTACATCGAACGATTAGGAGCAATGTCTTTTGCTGCGTACATATATCCTGAAAACGAAAAGGAGGTTTTGAATGCGCTTCAACAAGCATTTAAACCTCCAAGGCGAGCACGCGTTTCTTAGTCCTAGCCAATATCATTGGATTCATTATACTCCGGATCGTCTGATTGAGCGATGGACTACAGCTCAAGCTAGCGCCTACGGTGTTGCTCAGCACGAATATGCTCATAGAGAAATCGAAGCAGGTAGGCTTTCTGATTTGGTTGGCACCGTTGGATTGTATATCAACGACGCTATTCAATACAGGATGACCTGTGAGCAAGTTCTGTACTATTCCGAGAATTGTTTTGGTACCGCGGATACGATCGCCTTTCGGTATAATACTCTTCGAATTCATGATTTGAAAACTGGCGTATTCCCCGGATCTGTTCATCAACTTGAAGTGTATGCTGCATTGTTCTGTCTTGAGTATGACAAAGATCCCACCACAATTAAGATCGAGCTTCGAATTTATCAGGACAATGAGGTTATGGTCTACGATGCAGATCCAGATGATATTTTGTTTATCATGAGCAAGATTCAAGAATTCGACAAAGTAATCTCCTATCGCAGATTGGAGGAACAGTCGTGATTCGTACTGAAGAAGAACATCTTGCACATTACGGCATCCTCCGTCGTTCAGGTCGATATCCTTGGGGATCCGGTGGTACACAAAACAAGCGCAATCGGGACTATCTCGATTATGTCGAGAATCTTCGAAAAAGTGGTATGTCTGAATCTGAGATTGCCAGAGGTGTTGGTGTTACTACAACACAGCTTCGAGCTGCGAAGTCTATGGCTCTTGCTCAGCAGAGGCAGACGAAGATTCTCACAGCTCAGCGTTTGAAGGACAAGGGCTGGTCGAACGTCAAGATCGGTGAGCGTATGGGCCTTAATGAGTCTTCGGTTCGTGCTCTTCTCGAGCCCGGAGCGAAAGACAAGGCTGACGCTATCCAAACTACAGCCAACATGTTGAAGAAGGAAGTGGACAACAAGAAGTACGTCGATGTTGGTGGTAGTGTGCACCTCGCTGTGGGTGTTACTCGAACACATCTCGACACATCTGTTGCTGCTCTGAGAGAACAGGGATACGAAGTTCACAATATCCACGTTCAGCAGATTGGCACAGGCAAGTATACGACTGTGAAAGTGTTGGCCAAGCCCGGTACTACTCTGTCCGAGATTAATTCGAATAGAGCTCAGATCAGACAGATCGATGAACGTTCTGCCGATTATGGTCGCACCTTCAATGGTGGTACCCAGACTCCTCTCTCTGTCAGCTCAAGAAGAATTGCTGTTAATTATGGGCCTGAGGGAGCCAAGGCAGATGGCGTTATCTATGTTCGCCCTGGTGTAGAGGACGTTCGTCTTGGTGGTAAGCGCTATGCTCAGGTTCGTGTTGCGGTTGACGGCACACATTACTTGAAGGGCATGGCCATTTACAGAGACGATCTTCCTGATGGAACAGATCTTGTATTCAATACAAGCGCACCCAATACAGGTCGCAAGAAAGATGCAATGAAGCCGCTGTCGGATGATCCCGACTTCCCCTTCGGATCAGTTGTGAGTCAGATACACGGCAAAGATGGCAAGGTTAACTCGGCTATGAATCTGGTGAACGAAGAGGGCGATTGGGATAGATGGTCTAGAACTCTTTCGTCTCAGATGTTGTCTAAGCAGAGTCCTAAGCTCGCACAGCAACAACTGAACGTGACCCATGAACGCCGTAAGAAAGAGTTCGATGAGATCAGCTCTCTTACAAATCCGACAGTTCGTAAAGAATTGTTGTTGAAGTTTGCGGACTCAACCGATTCAGCAGCTGTGCATCTCAAAGCGGCCAGTCTACCAAGACAGGCAACCAAGGTTATTCTCCCTATTAATTCCATCAAGCCTAATGAGATCTATGCTCCTAGCATGAGAGATGGTGAACGAGTCGCACTTGTTCGGTATCCTCATGGTGGAACGTTCGAGATTCCTCAGTTGACGGTTAACAATCGCAATCGAGAAGCTCGAAGTATTCTTGGTACTGGTGCAGGACAGGCTCGACATGATGCAGTTGGTATTCATCACAGTGTAGCCAAGCGTCTATCGGGCGCCGATTTCGATGGGGATACAGTGCTTGTCATTCCCAATGGAAAGAGGCAGATCAAAAGTACCCCTGCCCTTGATGGGTTGAAGGACTTTGATCCGATGACGTACAAAGTTCCTAAAGGTTCTCCCATCCCTCGTATGACTGATGCACGTAAGCAGCAGGAGATGGGTAAGGTTTCCAATCTAATCACAGACATGACCATTCATGGGGCTAGCTCAGACGAAAAGGCTCGAGCTATCCGACATTCCATGGTTGTCATTGATGCTGAGAAACATCATCTTGATTTCAGGCAGTCTGAGAAAGACAATGGTATTCCTGCATTGAAAGAGAAGTACCAGGGTAGTCCCAAAGCAGGGGCCCAGACTTTGATCAGTCGAGCAGGAGCTAAGGTATACATCCCTCAAAGAAGACCCCGCCCTCTTTCAAAGGGGGGTCCTATTGACCCGGTTACGGGAAAGAAAGTATACGAACCTACCGGCCGTAAGATCACTGATCGTAAGGGATTGACAAGAGATAAGCTACAGAAGTCTAAGCGTCTAGCTGAGGCCGATGATGCGTTCTCTCTTGTTGAACCCCCCGGTACTAGAATGGAAGCTATCTATGCGGAGCATTCCAATAGACTGAAGTCTATGGCTAATGAAGCAAGGAAAGAAGCTGTTGCTACTAAGCCTAACCCTTACTCGCCTTCAGCAAAGAAGGCGTATGCAAACGAAGTAGCTTCATTGAAAGCTAAGCTCAACGTAGCCGAAAAGAATGCGCCCCGTGAAAGACAAGCCCAGCTTCTAGCAAATGCCTCCGTCTCTCAGAAGAGGCAGGCTAATCCAGGCATGGATGAAGCAACTGCTAAGAAGATCAAGCAACAGGAATTGAACACCGCCAGAGCTAGAACTGGGGCTAGGAAAGACAAGATCGTTATGACCCAGGCCGAATGGAATGCTATTCAGGCTGGTGCTGTTAGTAATCATGTATTGGAAAGAGTTCTAAAGAATAGCGATACAGATAGAGTTAAAGCCCTGGCCCTACCTAAGACTGCACGTAAGATGACCAGTGCTAAGCTGGTCCGTGCTCAGTCTATGTTGGCCTCAGGTTATACACAAGCTGAGGTAGCTGATGCACTAGGTGTTGGTCTAACTACACTCAAGGTAGGACTCAATGAGTGAGCTAAGTATCACTGATACTAACGAACCTATTGAGTACATGCTAACAACTGTAGACAATCCATTCAATCCTTTTACTCAATTCGAAGAATGGTTTGAGTATGACGTTAGTTCTGGTTACAATACCGCAGCCTTCTTGGATAGGATAGCTAATGTTTCTGATGATCTATCACAGCCAGACCAGATGTTAGCAGTACAGAACGCAATAGACGAGATCGTGCAGGAGAACGTATCAGGTATGTGGAGAAAAGTTTCTAAAGATTCATTTGATAAATTAGTAACATGATCCATTGATCCATTCAATAACCCATTGCGCCCTAGCGTATGCAGTGAGTGGATTGATGTTGATTGCTCGGCATACCCATGCCCCACCCCATCCCTACCCTTAGGGTGAGGATCGATTTGATAAATTAAAATGAAAAAAAATAATAAAAAATTAAAAAACAAAAAACAAAAACAAAAAACAAAATATTGGAGACAAAAAAA